CAAACGATAAAGCCCTGCAAAAACAGGGCTTTAACGTGCGGTATTTGGAGCGGGCGAAGGGAATCGAACCCTTTTGCTTAGTGTGTCGTTTCGGCGCAATGCGTGTCGTTATGCGGTTTCTGGGCTGAACCGCCTGCTCGTTTCGGCGCAATTCGGCACAGTGATTTCGACACTTTATCGACACCATTTTGCTTGTGGCTGAAGCGCTGAAGTGACTGAAGCCATACGCCGCAACCCGGCAACTATCATTCATCAGCCGCTTTGGGTTGTTCTTCTGCGCCGAACCATCTGATCCCAAAAAGGGATTCCATCTTCTTCATCGCGCGAATAAGAAAATGCATCACCCAGAAGTAACCGGTAACCAGTCCGATCATCGCTAAAATAAAGCCTTCAATCTCGCCAATTTTAATTCCGCCCCAGATGGCGACGGCAGCGAGCACGTATCCGGCTTGAAGTGCAGCGAGTTCTTTTAGTAATAAACGCCAGCTTGACTCGTTGCTTTGACACTGGTTTATCTTTAGTAGCTCTATCAGTACGTGGTAAGAAATGCTGCCGCCGAATAGTAGTGCTATAAAGTTCAGGTATCCAAAATATAAACTGTCGCCAACGCTGGATGCCACAGCAAAATAATACAGGAAAAGACTGGAGCTAAAACACCAGAGCATTATTGCTCCGCGCCGAGTGGCTCCATACTTTGGTTTAAGTCGTGAGAAAATTGTTGATTTCACTTTTGATCCTATGGTTCAAGAGCAATTATCCCATCGGGTTAAAGTTACTTGCTGCTCCGCAATAGCGCGTCTTCATCCGGTCGCTATTCTCTTGGCGGTCTCTGTCGAAGCGCGCACGCCAGGCTCGGCACTGCTCATGGAAGTACTGTTTGGCGCCTTTGCGGCATTCGCGGTAGTCGATCGAGCCGCGGCGGTGATTGGCGCAAACGGTTGTGCCGTCGATATAGTTGTTGACTGACACCCACTGCGCTAAATAGGTCGTGCCGCCGTTCCAGCTTTTTATCCGCGTAACGGTTCGCTCCCGGCGCACGGTGCGGGGCCTTTGGCTTGATGGCGTGGCGATGCGCTGGATGGCAGGCGGGCTGTAAGTGCTGGCGGGCTGTTTAGGCGTGTAATTGTCATCGTTGAACGAAGTCTGCCGCCGCTCCAGTGCGTCGCCTTTGGCTTTGTCGAACCATTCGATCTCTTCCTCACTCAACTGCCGCTGCTGCGGCTCGAACGATGGTTCTGCCGTTGGGGCTTCGTAGATCGCAACGGAACGTTGGCTAGCCGGTTGCGTTGGCTGTGCGGGTTCTTGGTTGAACCAGGGCTTGCCGGCTACATGGATGCCTTGCTTGATCTGGCTTATGTCGAGCGTGAGCTGCTTTCCAAATGTAAGCGCGAGCGCCGAGATCACAGCCGAGCCGAGCCCCAGGAATGCGAGGAATCGCCAAGGGCTTGGCTTCTTTCTATTGCGTAGGTATTCGGGTGCGTCGTCCCAGTCTGATCGCATCTTGCCTCCTTGCTAATAGATCGGTTTGCTAAACAATTTTTCCTCATTATTTATTTAAAGCCACCGATAAAGCTAAAGAATTGTCCGAGCGAAATAAAAGCTAGTCCTATACCGCTCAGGAGGAATTTCAAAATGGCTTTTATTCCGAAAATGGCCTCTAATACCGTAATGATGGTGAGAATTAAGATATATAGGTTTGTTCTTAACTGTAAGGCGGCGTGCTGTCCTACAACAAATAAGTCATTGCCCCACTGATTGAGGTGCGCATATTTATTGTCCTTCCCGTGATAGTAGTCATATTGGTAGGTTACTATCTTTTGTCCGGGTTCAGGGATTATTTTACAGCTAAACCAGTGGGTGCCCTCGGTGCTAAATGTAATATCTTCAAGCTTTATGATTCGCTCTTCGCCCGGGTTCAATGCTGGAAATTGAACATCTTGATTTATGGTGTCGGCCATGATTGGGTATTGAAAGGGCTTAAATTGACCGGATTTTAGACAAAAGCCCTTGCAAATTGTCTTGGATATATTTGTTGCTCGTACAAAAACAGTAACTGGGTTTCCTTGTGTTACTGATCGGTGATATTTCTTCCATCCAAATTTGCTTTTTACTCTCTGGAATATTAATTCGAGACGAATATCAACAGTCTCAAGATTTTTTTCTTCCTGAAATTTTTCTTCGCCACTTTCCATTAAGAATTTCCTCGGGCATACCAGCGCCTAGCTACTTCCGTTGTGATCGCTATCCCGCGTTTTGATTGGGCAAGTTTGAGTGTGCTTCTTCGTAGCCAGGAGAGATCTGCCCTTTTGTTGGATCGATCTCACCCTTCCAAAGCCAAAGCTCATATTGAGGAAAGGCTTTTAGCAGCTCCTCCATATCTTCAATACGGGCTTTTACCTTCCGATTCGTCGCTACGGTCTGCCATCGCTGTCGCTCAGTGATAGCGGTGGTTTCGGCTAGCTTGGTTGCGCCCAGGTAGCGGACAAGCGTTCTAAGCCGCTCTTCTATCATTCCGAAAAGCTCTTAAAAAAGATGAATAATTTATTGATAAATAGTTCATCACTGGTAGTATCGCCTTGTGATAAATAATTCATCAGCGCCTTGGCGCTACTGCCACGAATAGTGACGGAACGAGCATGGAACTGGAAGAGCTGGAACCTTCGAAGCTGACCGCCCCACAGCAGGACGTGGAAACCGTCGAAGCTTGGGCGGAACGCAACGGGCTGACGTGCTCCATGGCCCGCGCTTGGGTCTACCGGGGCGTACTCCCAACCGTAAAGCTCGGTAAGCGCCGCATGATTAACAGTGCGCTGCTGCGTAGTTGGCTGCTGGAACAGGAGTGGACTGCATGAATCCTCCTTTCTATACGCAAGCCGCATTCGCCGCTCTGGCCGGTGTGTCCGTGGAGACGGTCGCTGGCTGGGTCAGGACTGGCGCCGTCGAGAGTGTGAAGCTGGGCAAAACCCGTCTGGTGCGTTTTCCGGGGGTGAACCCATGAGCCGCACAGACCCGCAATTCAAGCTGCGCATGCCTGCTGCACTCCGCGCCCAGATCGAACGGTCCGCTTGGGCTGCGCGCCGCTCCTTGAACGCCGAAGTCGTCATTCGCTTGGAAGCGTCCTTCGCCCAGGTTGCGCCCAGCACCAACGAACAGGAGCGCTCCGCATGATCCGCACTGTCTACGGAAAGCCAGGGGAGGGGATGACCCATGCAGAAGCCGGCCAGCTACCAACGCCTTCCGCACGCTCAGGACTGCGACTGCTCTGTCTGCTGGTCCAGACGCGAAATGGCGAAACCCGCTCCCTCCCGGTCCACACCATGCGCCCAATGCCGCCCCGCGTATGCGCGGCCGATTCGCACGCTGCAAATGGGGTGCGTCGGTGGAATCTGGAAGCCTCTGCTCTCGGAGTGGACAGTGGAACCGGCCTTTATCTGCGAGAAGCACACGCCACCCGCCCGCCCCGCGAAGTGGTGGAGCGTTATCTACGACTCGGGCAAGCCAACGCCCTACGTACCGATTCACGAGCCGTTCGAGCTGGTGGGGTAACGGGCGATCTTCATGCTCGTATCGCGGCGCGTGCTGCGGATGGCTTTGGCCGGGCGCTCACGGTAGGCGGCCGGTTGTATGGGTACGTCACCTTTAGCGAGCGAGTGCCGGTGTTCACGCCTTTAGATGGCGGTGCGCCGACTCGGCACAGCTCCATCGCTGAGCTGCGGCGCTATGTCGCCGAGCGTTACCAGGGGCAGCGCGAGGCCGAACAGGTCCAGGGCCGCGCTCCCGGCTCGTCGGATCACGCTTCACCGATCCGGCGAACGGAAGCACGGGCGGAGCGCACCCTTGACCCAGCACGAACAGAAACAGCCTCCGCTCGTGAGTGTGGGGCAGCTTCACCGCCCCGCGCTCCCGAGCCCTCGGCGGCAAGAGTGGGATGACAAGGGCAAAGCCCTTGGTGTTAACCAACGAGAGAACACGCACAACGCGACGTTTTAACCAGTAGGCCAAGTAACAGATCACCTCGGCGAACTTGCGAGTTCACCGGCTCGGGATCGCTCGGCCTGCAGAAAGCAAAGCCGCGCAATAAAGCGCAATTAACGAGAGGAAACACAACATGGCACGTTCAATCATGGAAGTTGCATTTATCAGCGCTGAGAAAGTCGAGTTCGACAACGTCAAGCTGGTGAAGCTGTTCGTTGGCGATGAGCCCGACGGCAAGCGCGACCTGGGCATCTCCATCCTGTCGATGAGCGTGGCCGAAGAAAGCCTCGACGAAGTCTGGGCCGCCTGCGAAGGCCTCGACGTGCTGGAGCCGATCCGCGTAACCACCGAGATCGAACGCGGCTCGAAGAACGCCGGCAAGTTCATCGTGCTCCACGTCGAGCCGGTCAAGGCTGCCAACGCGCCGGCCACCAAGCCGACCCAGCCAACCCCGCAAACCGCCAAGCCATCCGGCACCCAGCCGGAGCCGGCCAAAGCCAACTAACCGGGAGGGGCGGCC